CGTCTGCTTTTCTTTCCGGGCAGACTCTAACTCTTTCTCCTTAGCCTCGAGTTGGTCTTTAGCCTTTTGCTTCTCGGCTTCGACTTTGCCCCAAAGGTCATCGAGCTGACGTTGATGGGCATCGGCTACGGCCTTCGACTTTGCGTACGCTTTCGGGTCGGCCTTGAGTGCGCGAGCCTGTGCATAAGCAAGGTCGGTCTCCGAAGGGCGAGGGAGGTAGGTCTGTGCGAGGTCTAACTCTGCCGAGGCGACTGAGGTCAAGCCCTGGTCAAGTGCGGAACGAGCGACGATGACCGAGGACGCTGCTCGGGACATTATCAAATCGTTCTTGTCCGCGTACGCATCTACCTTGCCTGCTTTGGTCGTGACCTCGGCTGGGGCTTCGGGGGCTGGTGATCGCCACAGGAAGCAACCGCTAAGAAGTAGCGACGAGATGATTAGCGCGTATTTCATTTGGCGAGAGGTGGGTAAAGACCGGGAAAACGCTTATTCCATTCTGCTCTGTCCTTTGCCTGTTGCTCGGGAGAGTTGAGTTTAAGGTTCACCGTCTGACTGACGCAACCTGTGACAGCCAAAGCGAGAGCGATGACTGCGAGGGCTTTCACTTACTTTTTCAAGTTAGCGATGACGTCTTTAGCCTTAGCGACTTTCGAACTGTTAGCGTTTTTAACGCCAGCAAAGAAGCCACCAACGAAACCAACGAGGACGGATAGGAGGATAGTAATCATGAGAGTAATTCTATTTTGATAAGTGGTGAAAGGTTAAGGGGTTCAATGCCATCAGGGACGGTCACTAAACATTCAGATTCAGATAAGGTCACAGGCCATCCATCAAAGGCAGGGAAGATGGCAGAGACTAAAGGAGGTGGGCAAACTGATGCGTCCAACTTTCCAATGATGTAAGTGATGCGATAAGTTTTCATTATTTGCCAAAGTCTGCTGTGAAGTTTGCACAAAGGATTTGCATCCTTGTTGTTGAAATTATTGCTAAGTTTTGTGCCTCAAGAATAACATTATTACCGCTACCTGTCGCAAGAGTTGGGCCAGCAGTTGTTGTGGCTACCTGTGTGCCTTGATTGTATAAAGTGACTGTTCCGTTTCCTTCTGAAACAATGCGAAGGTCAAAAACAAATGTGCTATTAACTGCAAGGGAAGTTGCAACCGCAGTTAAGGTTGTTCCGTCATGAACAATTAACTCAAGGAAACCTGTTCGATAGTTTCTAACTCCAACAGCCCTTGCCGTTGGGTCACCTGCTACACCACTAAATGAAGGTTTACCAATTACTAATCTTCCAACCGTATTTGGGTCTGCTGTGTTTACGCCTTTAGCATACTGAAAAGTAAACTCATTCTTTTTGCTCCAATCAATTGTTGAGTTATAAGAAGCATTACCGTTGGTTAAAAGTAATGAATAATAAACACTTCCATAGCCAACAGCAGTAGTTGGGGCAGCTGCCGATTTAGCATTAAAGTTTTGCCCACCACTTGCACCTGTTCCGCTTGTTGCACCTGTCCAAACAGCTGCACCTATTGCTAATCTTGAAGGTTTGTTTACATTGCTTCTTAGACCTTCAGAAGTCACAGCCCTTGTGGTATCCGTCCCAGCAATCGCTTCAGCCGTAGTAGCCAATTCAACCTTGCCCTCAACCGTCGTCGATGCGGAAGGGCAATACGTATTAACGAAAGCCGTCGTCGCTATGCTCGTATCATTATCACCAGCCGTAGGGGTCGGTGCTTTTGGATCTCCGGTGAAGGTAGGGCTGGCGAGCGTCGCGTAAGGAGTAAGGTCAGGAGTAGTCGCTGCCGTGGTCTGCGTGGTACTGTCTGCAAAGATTATGCCAGAACCTGAGCCTAACAGATTAAGACCATCGCCATTTAGAAACGCGCCTTTTTGCCCACTTGTAGTATTGATAGCATACACGCTGGAACTGCTCATGCCGACTACATAGCCTGTCAGTCCGCTAATGCTAACGCCTGCGAATTGAACCGTACTGCTTGTGTTCAGCGTTTGGTCGAAAGGATTGTACGGTGCAGTCAGATAGCCCTGGGATGTTACCCAGCTCTGCGTTGCAAGGTCGAGCGTCGAGAAACTCTTATTCTTCCAAAGGCTCGAGGAGGACTCATAAACTAATAAATCGTTATTAGCCTTGCTCGTGAATAGCACGTCAGCCATCTCGTCCAACTCTGATCCGTTCTGTATGCGTACCTCAATCGTTCCTTGGTTAGCGTGTACGCGTGTGACCGTCCCGATGTAAACGATGTGATTGGGGGCGGTTGGTTTCGTCGTCGTGAACGTGCCAGCCGTAGTCGGTGAAAGATAAAGCGTCGCACCTTCGGCAAAGGCCGTCGTATCCAACTTGCCTAACTCGCCAGCCACAATCGCAGTACCGTTTTGGTTGTTAGCAATGCTCGCAGCGATGACTGCAAACGTCCGAGAAGAAGCCGCCTCGCTGTTAGCCTGTGCCTTAGTAACGAGTGCCTTATTTCCAGCCGCCCCGCTAATGTAAACCACCGTCCCAGCCGTCAGCGTTGCACCTGTCTCATTCCGTACCGTCGAGAAAAGCGTTCGTGCCGAGTTATCTATCCAAAGCGGGCGAGTAGTCGCCTCGTCGTAAGATAAGATTTGTCCGTCCGTTGCACCCGTTAAAGGCGAGCGCACGAAGTACTCGGTATCCATGGCAACCGTCTGCGTGCCAGAGTTGTAAGTAATCGGAGCCGTAGCCGCTACCACACCCGCAGGGCCTGTCGCTCCGGTAGCACCCGCAGGGCCAACAGGGGCAACCTCAGCCGTGAAACTTGCGGGCGTGTTCGTGCCGACTGTTACGCTCGCTTCGGGGTCTGCTATCGATGCCGTAAAAGTCCCCTTGCCTTCGATGACGATGGAGAATGAAGCGGACATCGGTTAAGCCTTTGTTACTTCAGGGATAACTGTGAACTCGATAGTCTCAGAATAGAAAACCGTACCGCCAATGCTTACGCGGATGTCCCAGCGGGCTTCGCCTGTATGCCAATCGGCAGTATATAACTCGTCTCGGGTCGCAGTGATCACTAAGCCTGCACCGTTAAGCGAGGTAACTAAATTGTCGGTGACACCGTTCGCATCCTTAATCGAGGAAGTAATCGTCGCACCGATAAGGTTAGCGAGGCCGCCAGCCGCAGGGGTATAAGTCACCGTAGCAGAGAAAGACGAACCGCGCTTAAATGTGAAGTCGGACATAGCTTGAAATTATTGGACTACCTTAGCTTTTAAGGTGATAGGGATTTGCAGGAAGGTTTGAATGACTCCGCTGCCTGTGTCACATTGGATTTCAAGGTAAGCTGTGACCTCGGCATTTGCTCCGAGTAATGTGGCAACGCCTGGGCCTGTAAGACTAATCGAACCCCTATAGCCGGAAGCCCCTGTCAGGGATGAGGTGACTGCGACTGTCAAAGTGTAAACCGTTGCGGTGTTAGTAGCGACGACTGCAATGTTGAACGTGGTCTCGCTTGTCTGAGTTACCGTTGCCGAGCAAGCCGACCATCCCGATTTAGCGTTTACCGCGGTAACGATGGCAGAACTGATTTCGGCAGCCGTTACATCTTTAGTCAGGGCTATAGTCGTAGCCGTCAGAGCGGGCGAGCCGTTCGTTAAGGTCAGCGTGAAAGAGCCACCTGTTGCTTCGCTGGGGACAGTTAAAACAGGGGAAGACCATGTAGCCGTACCTGCTGAGATAGAGCTTACTCCGTTGTTCGTATTTATTGCACCGAGTGCGAAATTGCCTATCGCGTAAAACAAATCAGCCGAAGGGAAGGCCACCGATTGCATCGGGTACGAGGCCGAGTTCGACAAGCGCACTAAGTAGACATCGAGCTGAGGCGTATCGTCTGCGAAGAATATAGGCTTTGTAACGACTGATGTATCATTCCAGCCTTTATAAGCCGTGTCTGGCTTTTCAGCGTCTACGTATAGTTTATGCGTCGTTAAGAGTGCCATGGCTTCTACTTATGCCTATCCGTCAAACGGAGTAGTTGAAGGTGTAGCCGGAAGGAGCACCTGTGCCGCCTGTGACGTAGAAAGAGGAAGCCCAGCCGTCGTCGATGCAAGGGCCTGTGGTTACTAAGGATGATGCTGGTTTGATATAGGACTCTGCCGTCTCGGTTAGATCCACGTCCCCTGTATGGTACTGAGTTATCTTCTTGGTCGTGGAGTCGTACAGTGCAATCAACTTAACAGAAAGACCGAGCCTGTCCCATACGCTTAACACCCCAACGTAATTAGCAGTGGAGGCAGTTTGACCTGTGGTTGCATATGGCGGATTAGTAGTAAGACTTAATTGTCCGTTAGTGTGTGCTACGATATGCTTAATCGATGGCACTGTGCCTTCGCCTACTGATGCACCTGTCGGGCCGTATCGGAATGAAGAAGCAAACAGGCTTGCACTAATTACAGCGAGCCGTGGTTTGCCGTATCCAGGAGCAGCGCGATATAAGACGACGATGCTATCCTCCTCGGTTTCTAATTTGAATTGATTAAGAGCTAACGTAGCAGGCTGTGAAGGATAACGCAGACCCTTATAACAGTTGCACCCTTCGACCTTATAAAGTTTAGTTACGGCTAAATATGAGGAGTCTACTACGGAAGCATCGCCAACGCTCACGTCTCGGTTGCCTGTTGAAACGATTAAGACGTTGGAATAGTTTAAGATTTTAACAAAGCCCGGCTCAACGTCCATCCATAGGTTGCCGTCTTTATCTTTAATGACCGTACATTCAAATTGCTTCGGCTCGGGCTTGGGCTGGCTAATGGCAAGCGATACGGTGTCGCCTGTCTCGTAGATGTCATACCCTACGCCTGGGACTAAACGCTTCATGCTCCACGCTTAGGACGACCATCAGATGAGCGCGGATAGACGTCTGTGTCGAGACCGTCCACTGCGACTAAGATTTCGTAAGAGACTTTGATGAGTTTGCCAAAGTACTCGAGAGATACGCTTGTAAGTAACAACTGAGGAGACTCATCAGCTGCTTCCCACCATCCATTCTTGCCCCACTGTGGGCCGAGAGCCTGAAGCCCAGCAAGCAAGTTGCCTGTGCCCCAATTACCTGTCGATGACGACGTGCACTGCTTATCTTTCAAAGTCTTTGCGACGCTAATGTCTGATGTGTAGAAGTGACCGTTGATGCTAAACGATGGCGAGTAATAACTCTTGAGACCGTACTTTGGATACGTCTGATCTGCGAACTCCTTAAAGTTTCCGTTAGCGTCGTACGTTGCACCAAATAAAGGAGCGGTCGGAGTGCCTCCAATGTTTTTAACAAAGCCCGGATGCCGAGCAATCGGTTCAGTGGTAGTCGCACCGCGTCCGCTTACTTCGGGGTCGGTCTTAGCACCGTTAGCGATACCGCAATACTCTGCCGTGATAACTTGGAGGCCGTTGCTGTTCACGCTCGACGACGCCTTGTGGCAAACCAAGCGAGCATCGTTAGCGAAAGTGTCGCCACGCTTAGGGGCTTGCGAAATAACTGCCACACCGCTCGCACCGTACTCAGTGTTAGCAGATATAATGTAAGTTGCTCGGCAAGTGAGTAAGCCGAAGCCGTCATTCTCAATTGTCCAGCCCGGCTGGAGGGCTTTACTTGTTAGGCTGTTACCTTTGTTTACTTGTGCCATAAATTATCGAAGCATTCGGCTTGGCTTTGCACCGAAGCGGATGTTGGTAGCCAACGCATCTAATTCTTCCCGCGTTGCGTCGGGCTTAGTGAAGTTACTACGTCCAGGGATTGAACCAGCACCCATCGAGGGAGCGGTATTATTTGCAATCGTCGCAAGGTAGTTGGTCTGTGCCTGAGCAAGTGCAATCGAGGTCGCCATGCCTAGGCCTTGAGCCGTCGATACATTTGCACCGCCAGCACCAAGGGCAGACTTAGCCGCACCTGTAGCGCCTAGAGCAGCAAGCCCCTTTGCCATGTCTTTATCTGCGGAACTAGGAGGCGGTGCTCCTGGGGTTGGCGCACTTACCATTGCACCAGCTGTACGACCGAGTGCTCCACCCATTCCGATACCACCGGGTATAAATCCCCCAAGGATACTTCCAGCAACTTGTCCACCTTCCGGAGTTAATAAACGATTACCGATTTCGGCTTGTGATGCTCGGCTCTGTCTGCGAAGTCGGTCTAACTTTTTATCGAAGTCGTCGAGCTTATCGATTGTGGACTGCGGGATAATTTCCTGCTCGCTGACGCGGGACATTGCTGTACGCATCCCATCGAGCAAAGGGACAAGCTCTTGGGCTTTGGAACCAAGCACCGATGCCGCCACGTTATATTTCTGCTGGGCAGTGTCTGCACCCTCAACGGCTGCGGAAAGTTTTAACATTACTTCCATTGCATCGGCATTGCCCGAAGTCACTTGCTCTTGAGTGTAGCCCATCAGTTTAAGCACCTTGCTCTGCTTGCTACCTTCGACCTGTGCGTCGCGAATAAACTCTTTAACGGTCTTAAGACCTTTCATGAATTGCGTTTGCTCTAATCCTGCTTCCTGAGCGGCTGCCGCTAATTTCTGATACTCGCTCGTCGTTAATCCTGCCGCCTTTGCCGCGTCGTTTAAGTTGCCGACATCTTTCAGCGTTTGCATGAAGGTCGAGAAAGCATCCGAAGCCATTGCCAAACCGCGATCTAAGAGCACCGTAGCCGAGAACATTCCAGCGATGCGGTTGCCAAAGTCAGACAGCTCTTTCTTAAGCCCCGACAGTTTGCCGGTGGCCTTGTCATTTGCGACGATGTCAAACTCGATGGAACGGCTCATGTTTTCTCTTCTACCTTTGCCAACTCGTCAAACAACTCCTCGTCCTCAGTTGTCAATATATCGACCTTAGCGCCATCCTGAACCGAGAGCGTCGTGGATAGCCACATGGCGTACGCTTCGGGTAAGTGGATAGCCTCGTCGTGCGAGACCCCATTCTTCACAAGGTTAGCGATAGTCGATAAAGCCCAAGGCACGCCCGACATCCTCGCACCGTCTCCGCTTTGGTCATCCTTTTGCCAAAATTGAGGCCACGCGTCAGTCCGCATATGACTCTTAGCAGACTCAACGGCCTCGACCATGTAAGAAACTTTCTTAAGTCGGAACGCGTAAAACTTCTCCTTCATCGAAAGCGAAAAAGTGAAAGGCCGTTCCGAGCAAACCTTGCAGAAAATTATAACATCGAATGCCGTCACCGCACCGCCCAAGGCAAAGGGCGACTCAAGGGCAGCCAACTGTATCCGGTGCTTAAGGCAGAAAGGCTTTAGCTCGTACCCTAGTAGAGTCTTACGCTTGGGGGTCAGAAATGCCTCTAGAAATCGCTTGTCCATAGGAAGGGTTAGACCTAACCATTAAAACGTCTCTCAAGGCAAGCCAAGGGGCAAAGAAAAGGCCCTCCGTAGAGAGCCTAATCACCTTTCGCGTCAGCTAAGGATTTGTAGGGATAAGTTGTACCTTAGTACGTGATGTCCTCGTGCTGTGTAGCAGAGAGGGAAATTAACGAGAAGCCTTTAGCCTGCCCACGATCTTCGATGCGGGTCACTACGCCTGAGAAGGTGATTTCGTTGCCTGTGAAAGCGAAGGTATCACCGATAGCGATAGCAAACGCGTTAGACTGCAATACGCCTTCGATGCTGATTTCGTTAGTACGACCGTCGAGGCGATGGGTAATTGTGCGCCCATGCTCTCCGGCTACTTTGTCCTCGAGCTCGAAGTTGCGGGTAATCGTGTAACTCTGGACGGTGAGCGAGGTCACTTGTCCGGTAGTAAACGAATAAACGTGTGCTGTTCCTTTTACGACGGCTGCCATAGTGTTATACCTTTGCGTCCGCTGTAAAGACTCAAGCAGGAAGCACCGCTAAGACGGTAAAGACAGCCATCGAACCTAATGCCCTGTCTCCGTTTGATTGGTCTACGGATTGATATATCACGTCGTAGCAAGTCGCGTCGGCTTGGCTGGTGAATAATGCCTTGATGGCGGTCACGTCCTGCATTGCTCCGAGTACCGCAGCCGAGCGTGCCCGGTGAACGGTTAAGGCCGAAGCCTCGTCTGCCGAGGTAAAGGTGGCGATGTTCACGGTGCAAGCGTAGTTGCCCAGGCCTTCGGGTAGATCGGGAGCGGGGGCAACGTTCTCGCATGACACGATGACGCTGGGCAGTTGAAGTTTATCGACCTCAATGCCTTTCTCAATGTTCACGCCTGATAACTCAGACTGTGCCGTGAGTTGTGCAACAAGTGCAGTCTCGACGATTTCGCGGATAGATTTAGTGCCCATAAAGTTATTTGCGTAGTTTAATTCGGTTAGCGTTCCAGAGTCTAATAGATTTATCCACTTCCTTTTGGTAGGGATTATTTGCTGAATTACTTCTACGCAGACTGATAACTTCTTTGATAGTATCGGCATCACTTGATACGCCCATAGTGTCACCGATACCGTTAATTATCTTAATGCGTTTGTGGGCTTCGTCTCCATTAACTGCGCCCATGCCTTTATTGCCATGTTTGCTTATCCATTGATTAACTCTGTTACCTGCTGGGTTTACCGAACGTCCGTTAAAATTAACTTTGCCAATTTTTCTAATGATAGAAGCCCATGCAGATTTTAACAGACCGACAGACTGCTGGCGAAGCTCTATATACTTTTTAATAATTGGTTCTTCTACCAAGTAAGGATTTTTCTTAATGTCTTTGCTTGGGCCACGATGGCGAGTGATACGACCGCGGTATATGTCACGCTGGGCTTTATGCACTGATGCCATCTGAGCTGAAGTTGTAAGCATCCTGCTTCTGTCTCTATTTGACATTAAGTTTTTAGCCTGTTGGTAAGCACGGTCTAAATCATTGTCTGCCCAAATTGCACCGATGACGGAATTGCCGGGGAGAGAGATTGAGCGACGCTTCCAATTTAGGAAAGACTCCATCGAGCCGTAGACAGGATCTACTGCCCCAGCAAGGCGGTCATCAGTTGGTCGGAAGATTGAACGAATGTCGCGCTCGACGGCTTGCTTGCCGACTAACTCATCGTCTTTGCCAAGACCATGTGAACCTTTACTGTCTGACCCTCTTTGTCTTACCTTAAATGGAGGTGTGAAATAAAGAAATGCTAATGCGCATAATGCTGCTTCATGCTTGAGACAGTTATACGTCAATTTGGACAAATAAGTATTATACATCCCAATCTCACTTGCCAGCCCTGTGGGGGTCTTAGAGGGATGGACGTTGATGCTAATCATTACCGCTCGTCCTCAGCTCGTACCTGCAATGTCACCCAAGCCGAGCCGGGCTTATAGGTCGAACCGATTACGCGATACTTGCGATTACCCTGCTCCGTAGCGACGAGCGTTTGCCCGATGGCTAAGGTCGAAACAGGTGCGCCCGAGGACAAGGCCGCAGCACAAGCAGTGCCGTAGGAAGTAGTCCAGGATGCCGTCGCTGCCACGATGCGGGCTTCATGGTTTACGCGCTCAATAAACCCGCCAGCGTTTAAGTCCTGACTGATACTCGGCTGTCCGATGATAACCTGCCACGAGGTCGTGCCCGCAACCGTTGTCCATGTCTGAGCCAAGTCGGCCATGTCTCCGACTATATCCTTAGCGTCTGCAATGAGGTCGGACGTATTCATCTAACTTTGCGTAAGTCGTAAAAACAAAAAGGCCTCCCGATTAAAGGAGGCCCGATTGAAGTCTATCTCAGACCGCTTAGGCAGTCTTGATACGCTTTAGGCTTGTACCGCGAGCCTTAGATGCACCGAACAGCAATGTGGCGGTCAAACGGAGGAAGCCGTCTGTGCCTTTGCTCTTGAGAACTTGGACAGCGAGACCGGATGGGTCGACTGCGTTGTCCGACTCACCGACAAACATTTCAGCGGAAGGAAGTGCCGAAGCGATTGCGATAGCGTCTTTACCGCATGCGAACGCAGCGAGATTTTCGCTGTTGGTAGGCAGATCGGTGAACTCATAGACATTCATACCAGCGACCTTGCCGATAGTGCCGTCGACCACAGTCACGCCATTTGAGCCGTTCGAGGAGAAGGCTTGGGTGAGGGTTGCGTCCTTACGGAGAGCACCAGCGTATGTGCTGTTGAGGATGAGTGCGCGCTGTTTGCTTGCCTTAGCAGCTGAGAGAGCGGTGTTGAGGTCAACCACGTCATCGTAGCCGAAGTTAGCTGCGGTAACAACTGCGTTAGCCGAGTAATTTGCGTTGAGGATGATCGCAGCGATTTCAGCGTGGCACTTAGCAGCCAATTCTTCGACAGCGTTCTGAACGAAAGCGTCGACGATGTATTGCTCACCGTATTCTGCGAGGTCGATAGGGGCGAAAGCCTTTGTCGAGTGCAGGTGCTTCATGAGCACAGTGACAGCAGTGATGTCAGCGTCTTGGGCTTCGTGGTAGCCTGTTGCGCCATACTCAATAGCAGCGTCGCCGCCGATGATTGAGACCTGGACGGACTTGCCGCGGGTGAATGAACCGGTGAGGTTCGTGGAGAACGCATTAACGAGCGGAAGCTCGCCAACGAGTCCCGAGATGACCTGCTGAGCTAATGAAGCGGGAGCAGATGCGAGGGAGTTAGCCATAGTTATTTAGGATTGGGTGGGTTAGAAAAAATATTAGCGAAGGCCGAGAATAACCTTCTTATGTGCGTTAAAGAACGCAGTGCGCTTAACACCGAAAGGCATTGCGAGGAATTGTTCGCGGATGTCGTTATCGGTTTCAGCAGCAGTAGGAGCAGGAGCAGACTCGACAGGGGTCACGCCAACCGAAGCACAAACCTTAGCGGCTTCGACTGATGCGGTAATTGCGTTGCCTTCGAGGGCAGCGATGCGAGCAATCAATTCAGCTTTCTCAGCGGTGAGGCCGTCGATAGCGACGGTCAGCTCGTTGAGTTTGACATCCTTAGCAGCGACTTCGCTGTTAGCGGCTTCGATTGAAGCGACTTGCTCAGATGCTAATTTTTCAAAGGAGGTGCGGATTTCGTCACGCTCAGTAGTAACAGCGACAACGCTGGCTTCAGCAGTGGCGAGTAATTCTTCGATTGTTGGCTTCATTCTATAATTGCGACTTGTGTAAAGAATAAGCGATTAACGACGTACAGATTTGCCGTTCAACTCAGCCAGGAGCTGATTAAAGGAAGTCGTTAAACCTGTGACCAATCCCTTTTGTGCGCCTACCTTGCCGGAGAAGACTTGGCCTTCCATGTCCTCATCGTCTACGAGGCGACGCTTAGAGCGAACCGCGGAACGGAAGTCGGCATGGATAGAGTCTACTTGGGCTTGCAGATCTGAACGCTGGGCTTCTGAGAGGCTTGTGCCTTCGATGCCTGCCCCTTTCAGTGACCCACTTTTTATTACCTCCATCTTAACGCCCATCGACTCGTATGCTTTCGATACGTCGGCAAAGGCCATGTAGACACCGATTGAACCAACCGTTGCCGAAGGGGTAGCCACTACACGATCAGCCTGCGAGCCAATCCAATAAGCAGCCGAAGCCATCTCGGTATCAGTGAAAGCGACAGTAGCCTTTTTGGAGCGAGCCAACATCGTGCCCACTTCTTCGACACCTGTAACCGTTCCGCCAGGGGATGAAATATCGATAACGATAGTTACCACTTCGTCGTCGTTTTCGTACTCCTCGAGAGGATTTGCAAAGTCGTTCAAGTCCACTGCACCTGTCATCTTATCGAGAGGCGAAAGTGATTTGCCAATTACACCGTGGAGAGGAATGACACCGACTGAGCCAGCCTTGTAAGGCTTAGGGGCAGAGCCGAACAACGCGGCAACCATATCCGTAAAGCCCGCAGCCTCGGCAGCCTTCATGTGGTCGGTAGCCTTTGCAGGGTCGATGAGTAAAGCCTCACGGCCTGAGAGAGCATTTTTTAGGAAGCGCATAAAATTATGGAGTTGGAGTTGTGCCCGCTTGGGAAGTCGTCGTGCCGGGTTGCACGTTGGTCATTTTATAAAGTAGCTCGAAGGGAAGACCTGTCGAAGTTGCGAGGTCACGGATATACGCCATATCTTGAGCACGCTTCTGCATTTCCTCGCGGAAGTCCATGCCACGCTGGCTGTATAATTCGGACATGGACATTAAGCCCATCTCGATGTCGGCTCGGTCATTTGCCGCCTCACGGCCTGCGTCCACAGTTACGCGCTTAGGCGTAGTCCATGAGACTTTGTTCCATTCAGGATTATCCGGTAAGTCGCCATTAGCGATAGCGTCACCGATGAGGTAACCCCATGTAGGATTGCATACCTTGTCGATTAGGATGCCTTGATGGCGGGAAGCCACACGATCCATCTTAGCGACGATGAGACGAACAGCTGCACCTGTCAGTTTGCTCGGGTCGTTAAACTCGACAGGCATCACGCCACGGTGAGCGTCGGCAAGCACCTCGCCAATGAAGCCGAGGAAGTTGCTATTCGGACGCTGGCTGGCCTTGAGGTCTAAATCTTCCCCAGGCTCGAGAGAGATAAAGTCTCCACCGCCTCCATTTTGGATAGCGTTTGCTGCTTGAGGGTTCGATGAAATCTCGGAAGCCAAGTCGCCAAACTCTCCACCTGTGCGTTTCAATACGCGGGTGATATGCGAATGGTCTTTAACTGCCTTCTTCTCCAAGGCGAGGATCTCCATTAAATCTTGGAGGTCGTTCCAAGAGTGTTGCATGATTGGCAGACCGCGTACGCCCGAGACGAACTCTGCGTCGCATACTTGCATCATGCTGTTTGCTAAGATTTGGCGGGAAGTGCCGTCCGAACGGATAACGTTAAATGCTGTCAACTCGCCATAAGGCCCGGTCATTACACCGTCCCACATTCCTGCGGGTATATCGCCTTCGGCTGGGTTTGCTACGCGGTGAGCTTCGATGCCTTGCAATTTTGCAGTGCCGAAACCGTTGCGTACTTTGGCTAAGAAGAAATCACCGTCCACGACCCAGCGACGTTCTGCAATGCGGAGTAGCTCGTTGAAACTGAAACGGCCTGTAATGTCTAAACGCTTTGTAGCGTCTACCCAATAGGAATATGCAAGCGAGTTCCAAGATGCGTCGGGCGTTTCGGGTTGAGCTGTGAAACCATCGCCCACGGTGTAGAGCACCAAGTCTCCAACCATCGCACGAATAGGCCCGCTGTTCCTTTCGCCCCACCGCATCTTGCGGAGCATCTCAATACGTGCGCTCTGCGTAAGGTCACGCTTCTGATCCTGTGCAGGTGCTAAGAATAAAAATGAGCGACGACCATTGTTGTACCGAGTACTTTCGTAGTCGCCCGATGCCGCCTTAACCTTCGGTGTTCCCGAGGGCTTGTTTACTTTTGGCTTAGTTAATTTCTTAGGAGCACGTGCCATAAATTAAAAGCCGTCGAAGCTTTGGTAGTTGGTGCGAATGATTGTCGTACGAACACCGTAAGTCTCAGGGTCAAGTAATTTGAGGGCGTGCTGACATTCAGCCAGGACTTCTTTCGGTTGCATTGTGAAACTCTTGTTCACGTTTGAACCGCTGTCGGAATAACTCATGATGGTCTTGCCTTCTTTAAACATGGCTACCGCCTTGTCGCGGATAGCGAGAATGTCTGACTCTGTTAAGCCTACGAAAATGCCTGATGCCATCTTACAGTTGCCTAAATGTAAAGAGGGGGTGCTGAGCAGGTACAAACAACCCCGCGCCTGCCGGATATAAAAACCCACCCAGCACCCTTAAGTTAATTAAGAGAAGAAAAGTTGGACGACGCAAATAATTATAACGCATCGGATGTTTCAGTGGAAGTGTCGTCGGCCTTGTCACGCCCCACGATGCCCCAGCGGATAGCCGCCAGCATCGCCATAACTTCGCAGTCGAGAGCGTGATTGTCTTTCTTACCCTGCGGTAATATCCACATGGCCTTGCCGGTTCGCTTGTCCCGCACTCGCACCTCAGCGTCCATTTGCTCTGCGTACTCTGCCGGAGCGTCTAGCGGGAACGTGTGCAACTTACGCATACGCAAGCCGTGGAGAATGTCTTTCAGCGATACAGCCGAGAATAGAAGCAAGCGAGCCGCACGAGTCGCTCCAGGGACTGCCACCCTTTGCGGATCAGAGTAAATCCTACGGCCTCCCTTAACCGTGAAATCTTCCTGCCCGCTACCCTTCGATACTTTCCAATCTCGCTTCGAGGCTTCGGAGTAAATCAGCTGCGTTTGATCTCCGCTATCGATTACGATGAGGGCCTTGTGGACGTTGTGCGCCTTAGCCAATGCGTCCAAATCCTGCCACGTCTCGACCTTTCCGAAGTAACGCATCCGAGACTCGCCACGTAATGACCAAGACCTGATCACCGCCCAAAAGTGTCCACGCTGTACGTCGATGCCCATCGTGCGGAAAGGTATCGAGCCTGCCTTGTCATCGCCTACCGCTTGCAACTTACCGCGAGTGTTAATCGTGGCCTCATCATCCCACGCGTCGGAAAGTTTGTACTCGGAAGCCTTAGCGTCCGTTATCATCGTGCCGCCTTCTTCGCTCCAAGGCATCGCCAGCCGCTTCTGTTTGAAGATACGTCTCGGAGCATTGTCACCGTATTGCTCTGCCGCCTCGGAGGCTTCGAGCATCATTACACCTAACTCGCCCCAGCTCATTTGTGCGAGACTGTTCCAATGCAAGCCGACGTGCCCGCTAATCGAGGCAGGGCCTGTGGAAATAAACTCGCCACGCTCATTTGCCGTTATGCGTGTGCCGTTTGTATCCGGTAACTTCTCGCGGCAACTCACGCACTCGTAAGTCGTGCCCTTGGCTACTTTTAATTTATCCCAGCCAGCAGTAGACTTGGCATCCTCAGGGAAGCGTACCTGCTCCCATACCCAAGGCTGTAACGCGTCGCACTTCGGGCAACGGAAGTGCCAATCACGCCGGTCAGTCGATTGCCACGCTAAGTCAAAGTCGTCGCCAGCGATACCGCCCTGCGATGCGAAGATGCGTTTACCCATCCAGCCGAAAGCCGTCACGCGTGCGGAAGCCTCAGCCATGTGCCCCTTAGGCCACAGCCAGCACTCATCGCCAATCAGCCAGCGTATCGAACGACGCTGTAAGTTTTTATCGTTATGTGCGCCTAACACCCAGCACGTCATGCGGTCAAAGAGAATGGTCGAGCTGCGGTCTAACTCGGGCACGAGTCTGTCCTTCACCGCTGGGCAATTATCCCACAAAGGGCGAAGAGTTATTAAATTAAAGTCCCGAGCGTTTTGGTCGTTGTCTTGAAGAATTAAAGTCGGCCCTGGTTGCCTCGATGCGATGTGGCAAGTCGTAAGCCCGAGCGTCAAAGTTTTACCGCTTTGGATAGATGCGAGAATAAGGCAGAGCGATACACTCGGGTCAGTGGTGATCCGTAAGGCCGCAGCCACCCAAGGATAACGCTCAGGATTATACGGCCCTGTGAACGGTGAGCCGGGGATTGCCGTCACGTTAGCCGCCATCCAATCCACCACGTCACCTGTATCCGAAGGACGGAGCACCGAACGACCTAATGCAATGAGCGATGCGTCAGCCATGCTTCGTCTCTTTCTCGATTATTTTTTTCAAGATGCGACGCTTCTTATCTCGGAATGGTCGAGATGGCTTAGGCATCTTTTTGCGTTTCATCTTTGGAAAGAATGTTGCGGGCTGAACGTGTCCAAGCCTCTAGCACTTTAATTGCCATTGCCGGGTTATCGGGGTTGCACTTCTCGGCACAATCGAGTCCGAGCTTGTCGAGCACTGCGAGCACTTCGCCCATAAGTTGTCGCATCGCTTCCTCGGCTTCCTCGCGCTTAACAAA